GCCGCCGCCGCCGCCACCAACTCCACCAACTCCACCAACTCCGCAAATAACCGCGGAACCAACCGCAAATGCAACGCCAAGTCAGGTTCAAATTGACGAAAACGCGGCTCAAATTGTCGTGTTGAAACAACAGGTTGACTCTCTCACGACCACTGCAAATCAATTAAACACAATGATGACTCTGAATGAAGTCGGCATTGCCAACAACACATCGCTCATTCAAAAAGTGATGAAAGCACAAAATGACACAACTGCAAAACTGGACAGCATGAAGAAGGCGCAGTAAGTCACATCCTTCACAAAATAATATGGTGGTATTGTATGATATTATATTGCAAACATGAAACCGTCTCCTCTACATTCCGTGCTATTTTTTCTTCCGGATGAGCTTTCCGAAACAACCGTGTATAACATTGTCATCGGATTCCTCTGCATTTTGCTTGGCTTTTCTCTCGTTGCAATTTACCGCAGAATCAAATATGGTTCTTCATTCTCTGTGTTGGAAGGCATGAAAGGCCCCGCGAACACAACTGACCAAGCTATAGCAGAAATGCAGTCTCAATCCGCCGACCTGCAAACCATGTATGATAAAATAAAATTTGCAGCGGATGCCCAAAAGAATCGCATTGATTCCAATACGCAAACATTGACGAAAATCATTAATCAAGCTCAATCTAGCACGAATGCGAAGATTAACACGGATGACCCATCCAAAACCGAAATCCCGAAGATTGTTGTGAATAATTAAGTCATAATTTAGAAGCGAAACTTTCGCCGGGTGATCTTTTATATTTATATAATTATGTATATATATATATATATATATATATAATGTCAAATGATAAACTAGGCTTGTTTCCAGCAGAATGTTGGAAATTCAATGTTTGTGTAAACAACATGAACCGTATAAAAAATGAATCTAAAATAATGTATGAAATTTTGAAACGCATGAAACTTCATTTCATCAAGACCACTGCCACCACTGTTGCGCCGAACATCAAGACCACTGCCACCACTGTTGCGCCGAAACCATACGTTTTTGAAGAGTCGTTGAATTCCGCCAAACCAACATTTGACAAATCAGAATCATTTTTTTTTGCCTTTTATAATCATCACATTGTGGGTGATGAAGGTGATGAAACCCAAAAATTCGTTGTACAAACAAATGATGCTGATGCAGTGATTTTTGATCATGTGATTGTGTTGCAATATCCAAAAATAGATTCAATCGCTTTTTTGAAAAATTGTTACGAATTGTACAACTTGTTATTGAGTATGCAATGTGATTTCGGTTTGGGATTATTGGCATATAGTACAAACAAACGCGAATCTTATAGGGTGAATCTGAACGATGCCCAGACGATGGAAGAACTTCTAAACAGCGTGCACCAATTTGGGGAATTTTCTCCGGATGTTTTTGATCTAAGAAACGATGACGCAGTTAACATTGGAAAGGTGTTTTCACAATTAACAAATTTTGAAACAGTAACCACACAGCACGTTGATTCTTTGCTTAGAACCGGTCAATTAAAATTGGACATGAATGGATATGATTCCATATTTCCCTCTCGTGATTTAAGAAAAAACATACTACAATCACCAACTGTACAACCCGGCCAACCGTCCGCACTAGATCTTTTGGAATTTGTGAAATCTTATTTATTATCGCCCGAAACGACTGTGATTTGCACATACTGGTCTGTGTGGGATGGATTAACAACTCGCAATAATGTTAGGGAAAATATTCAATCATTTCTTGATAATCAAAAGGAAATACAACGTGTGGTAGATGCTCCTGGAAATGATTCCATTTTCACAAGCACTTGTAATTTTATTGAAAAACATCCTAAACTGAGGAAGATTATACTGGAGATCATTCAGACAAATGCTACTAACTCAAACGACACGTGTAAAAAAACAAGTCTTGACTTTTTTAAAAACATTACATCATCCAATGCTCCAAAACAAATATTGGAAAACATTTTTCTACACATGGTTGTTTATGCTTGTTATAGAACTATGAATACCCCACCAAATCCAAGCAAGCCAAATAAGTGGGGTAAACAAGGAACAGTTCTGATGATATTGTTCATGAATGAATTCACCATTAGATTTGTTAATAATGTTTTATCAAGTTTCATTAGTTATTATGATCAGGTGCAAATTGATGAACTCATGCTAATGGATAAATCCGCTTCTACATTGTTTGAGTTGGCCGAACAAATAAAACAATCCATTTTGGATTTAAATGTGATGAAGAAAACCAATGGAGAGGTGAAATATGAAACCCTCACCGCAACACTGGGCGAAGACCTGAAAAACATGCAAATGTCAATTGCATCCAAAAACAAGGAAGCAATTCAGTTTATTGAAGGGTTGACACAACCGCAACAACCGCAACAACCGCAACAAAAACCCAAACTAGACGAGATGCATGATCTTAACTTTCATATGCAAATGTCATTCCAATGCAATAAAAAATTAGAAATGCTTAAAAAGATATTGAATAACCAAATCAAAAAACTGAACGATGGTGACCGTGAAAAAAAAAAAAATGAATGCGATGACTTTTTGGTTTCCTTGATTTCAAATGCAAGAGCATACAAAAAAGGAAAGTACCTTCAATCATCAGACCCCAGCAAGTTTGAACCAATTAAATTTGATTGGAATGAATTGAATACATGTGCCGACCCCAGTAATGTATTTGATCAAAAAAACGATGAATATTTGAAACGCGTAACTCGTGCTTCTTATGGATTAGCGGAATTATGGCCTTTCATTGATGCAAATCTGCACAAACCATTGTTAAACGACTTATCTACAAAAAGTTTAATAGAAAATGTAGAAAAATATAAGGGGAATATCACATCACAGTGCCTCAAAGATGGTGAATCCGCAGAAATGATGCAATACATGACTAAAGCTGAGTTAGAAGACACCTGCAATTTTAATCCTCGGTTTTTGGAAGCTATGTCAGGCGCCACACCAAGCGCACCAAGCGCACCAAGCGCACCAAGCGCACCAAGCGCACCAAGCGCACCAAGCGCACAAAATGTTCCAAGCGCACCAAGCGCACCAAGCACACAAAATGTACCAAGCGCACCAAGCGCACCAATCACACAAAATGCACCAAGCGCACCAAGCGCACCAAGCGCACCAATCACACAAAATGTGCCAATCAGACAAAATGCACTACCAACACAAAATCCATTTGAAAAAGATCTCATGAATGCAGCAAACCGTTCACTCCCGAATCCGGAGGTTCAAGCACATGCGGATCAATTCAACAAACAGCTTGATAAACCGTCTTGGGGTGAACGATTTTCTAATTTTTTAAAAAAAATTAAGGTCAGAGGAGGAAAAAATAAAACGAACCGGTTGACCAAGGCCACCCACAATGAACGCCGTGGCACGCGACGACGTGGCCCGAAACGCCACAATAGACGCAGTTGCAAAAACAAAAACAAAAAACGCACGCGAAGGCATTAATTAAACCCCCAATGAAACGCGCGGAAAGTTGCGACACCGAACGCAAAGCCGAACAGCACTTGGACCGCGGTGTGGCGACGAAATGCAATGCGCGTCCACATCAACATCAGTGAAATTGACAGCGCTACAGCAATCCAAGCCGGGTGCCACGTTCTCCACGGCAGGAACTGGTGCGCGAACGCCACAAAGTATCCAACGGATTGGGCATGCCCCGACGGAAACCCGTAGGCGCTGTTATTCTTATGCTCTGGCCACACGGCAATAATCTTGCTGTCAAACAATCCGGCGGCGGCGGAATACGGGACTGGCCGGTTACCAGCATCTCCGATTATGCTACGGAACCCTTGTTTCAACACGCTGTTGACAATGGAGTTGCCTATGTATCCGATGAATGCATATGCATATGACACGTGATACGCGTGGCACAGGATGATGAGAGCGAAAAAAAGCAGCTGCGGATACGAGCTGATGCATTGTTCATACGTTAAACTCATTGTTGTATAATAAAAGGGGTGATTTTATTATGCGTGCAATTAATATATTATTGTATTACAATATATTAGTGCTTTGTTTTTTACTCAGAACAAATGTCAAATTTTTTTCAGGACGTGATGGGGGATTTAGACAACGTGGAGGAAGAGTTGCTCGGACCCGATTATCAGTATTTTAAACAAATCAAAACCCCAGGGGAATTGGGGGTGACCAGCGACGGGGGGCTGGACAATCTGGCGGGCGACATTAGCGCGCTCATTGCATACGTGGAATTACTTGTGTCCGGTAAAGGCGATGCGTCCGTGACTGGCAAACCGCTCGGAAACAAATTTTTCCTAAAAACGGGAGCCAAATGCAAAGTGGTGAGCAGCGATGCCACCAACGGAAGCGTCGTGGATCGCCACGTGTACGTGAACAACGTGCCGGACGGAAACATCCCGTTCATTTCGTCCGGCCTGGGGGGCGTGCAATTCACCGAATTTGAGGGACTTATTCCGGGAACCATGGCGAACGCTGCCGCGCTCAACCCGTTTTCGCTGTTTCAAGCTTTTATGATGGGGTCCACGCCCGACTGCCAAAGCGTCACGCTGGAGACGATTGATGTCAACAACACCGTGTCATCGGCCACAAATTATGTCGCAACGGCCGACCTCAAAAACATGCCGGCCTCATCGTTTCCAAACAAAACAAATCCGATCACTGGCGCAACTGAGCGCGAGGCATTCACGCAACGGCGTTATCACCGCACGCGCCCGTGCACCAAACGCATGGGCGGCATACCAAACGGCACGATTTCCAGCCTGTATTACACGTCTCTAGGATTTTTGTGCTTGGTCCTCCTCTATGCCCTCACCAAACGAGTGAACAAATGATGAAGGCGAAGGCGACAATGCGTTGCGCATCTTCACAAATTTTGCAATAACAAACATTTATTGCAAATAATGGTTTAAATATACTGCCGCAATACACGCATTGAATCCCATTGACAAATTGACACAACGCACACCATGGCGTCCAACTACACCACCCAAAATGATTTGCTATTAGTGAACCTAATGAAATTTTACGACGAAAACAACAATTTAGAAACAATGTTGAAGATCATCAACGGAGAGTCGCCGATTTCTCTCCGCATCATTGACTGGTTTGCCACCAATTATGCCAAGAAGTTTTTCACGGTGTATGAAGTGGGTGCCAATCGGCGATTCAAGGTCTACGTGGATTACAAGCTGAAGCTGAAGGCGTACAGCAAGCGCCGGTTTGACCCGTTTTGCCGGTGGGACCGCATCACCATCCCTTACAGCAACGGCACCTTCATTCAGACCACCATTGGACAGCTCAACTTCTTCAAATGGGCGCTGGAAAATGGGGTGGTTGCGTTCATTGAGAACAACTACGCAACCATTGAGGATGACATGAACGCGCGCAATAGCACGTCGCGGCGAAACAATGCAACGCATGATGCGGATGAGGAGGATGATGTGGAAGCCGGAGAAATCAGTAACGGCAGCAATGGCAATGGCAATAGCAGCAATGGCAATAGCAGCAATGGCAATAGCAGCAATGGCAACTGCAACAATAACAACAACAAGACCCGCAAAAAGCGGGAGGAGTTGAGCATTTCTGCCACAAAGAGCATCAAGAAAGAGACCGTTGAAATTGTGGTCTCCTTCAACTGAGAGAAAATGGGAGATTTTTTTTGCATTATCATGTTTACATCACATGATAATATGTCAAATTTAACAATGCAGCGAAAACCCATTTGCGAAACTCATGAGGGTTTCACCACATCATATATGGTCTCCGGTTTGCATGTCCCAAAAAGTTCCGCAAAACACCTAGCGCCGCGTCGATTTTCACAAAAAGGTTTTGACATATCGATTTTTGGACATCATCGATGTCCATTTTCTGGAAATTTTTCGAGTCTTGTGCAAATTCGAATCGAATAAATAACAAAAAAAAGTTATGAATAAAGCATGTAATTATGAGAGCATAATGGTCTCGCAAAAACCTGACCCACGAAAAACCATTTTTTGGACCGAAAAAAAAGTGACATGTGACACACCTTCGTTCTGCAATTTGCATATTTCCGTTTTAGTTGATAAAACGAAAAATATGCAATCTAGCAACAATTATTGATACCGTTATCAATTACCACATCATAAATCATCACGCAGCACGCGATGAATTCGCCGTGCATATTTCTGTTTTATTACTAAAACAAAACATATGCGGAGACCATAAGATAATTTAACTGCGCGAATACGTTGCACGAACTATCGTGCCATTTTTGCAATTGGTTCATTGTTTTAAAACCCTACATAAAAATATGCAAATTGATTTCATTTAGTTAAATTTAATATTTATTTATATAAAATACTTAAACCGTTTGCATAACATTTTCACACGACGCAAATGGAAAATTCTGACGACATATCGTCACGATTTGAATGCAAGATGTGCAACTATTCGTGCACAAGAAAAAGCAGCATTTTGCAACATTATGACACGGACAAGCATAAAATTAAACTCAAGATATCAAAAAATAACACGTGTGCATGTGGCAAAACGTTTGAACTGCGGTCGTCTCTCTTCAATCACAGGAAGACCTGCAAATTGGTTGCAACCACGACCGGCGATGCATTGGAGCCCGGGACGACGACATCGGACGCTTCCATGTCGCTGACTGTGGTGGAAAATGAAATTGCGAGCGTGACCAAAAAGACCCAAGAAATTGCTGGTAAGAACGAAGAGCTCATGGATTTGAAAACCATGGTGCAGATGCTGCTGAACGACCGGAACACCATGTTTGACAAAAGCCATGAAATGATGATGAAAAATCAGGATGTGATGCGCGAGATGGCGCAGCAGAATCAGCAGCTCATTCAAACCATTCAAGAGATGACGCCCAAAATTGGGAACGGCAACATTATCACCACGCACAACACGCAGTTCAACCTGAACATGTTTTTGAACAACGAGTGCAAGGACGCCGTCAAGCTGAGTGATTTCGTCAAAACCCTGAAAATCACGCTGCAGGACCTGGAATACACGAAGACAAAGGGAATTGTGGAAGGCGTGAGCTCCATTATTGTCAACAATTTGAAGGGCATGGACGTGCACAAGCGGCCGATTCATTGCACGGACTTGAAGCGCGAAACCATGTACGTGAAGACTGATGAATGGATCAAAGACGAAGACAATTCATACGTGAAAAAATTCATATACATGGCGTCCTGCTATCAGACGCGCATCATTCAGGAGTGGATGGATGCGCACCCGGGCTGGGAAACCAAAGAAAAGATGCACGTTGAATATCAAAACATATGCAAAGAGCTGTATAAGAATATTGAATGCGATGACAATGCGCACAAAAAAATAATCAAGGCGTTCATCAAGGAGGTGCACCTTCCACGCACGGGAATACAATGAACCCAGTGCACTGCAATGAATTTTTATATTTGCAATATGCATATATAAGACAATGGTGAAATACTTTAAGCGAACGAAGCGAGCCAAGCGCGGAGGGATGTTTTCAGCAAAAAGTAGGACGCCCAAATCCCCGGGCAAGACGCCCAAATCCCCGGGCAAGACGCCCAAATCCCCAGGTAAGACGCCCAAATCCCCAGGCAAGACACCCAAATCCCCAGGCAAGACACCCAAATCCCCGGGCAGGTCCCCAAGATCACCAAGTAGACCACCCAGAATGACATTCATTGAAAAAATGGAACCATACAAGGTGTGTGATATAAGCAACAAGAGTCAGGATGTCGCATGCGGCGTGTATCATTTCGACTGCAACAATAAAATGCATAAAGGGTTGACCGAGAGATTTGCGAAACTTGCAACAAAACAGCGACACTTTTTTTATGAAATATTCCCGTGGAAGTCCAAATGCAAGGACAATTGGCACATGTTCATTGCTGTGAGACAAGACCCGCGAACACAGGACCTTGTCATATGTGCATGGTGTTCCGTTCGTTTTCAGGATTTGCCTGCGACGGACGGCGCGATGTATAAAACGGCATACATTGTGGAAGTGTCGGTGCGACGCAAGAAAACCGAAGGCGCGGTTGACGAAAGCTACCGTGGGATGGGCATTAAATTATTGCAAAAAATAATTGAATACTCTAATGCGCATGGTGTATCCATGCTGTATTTGGTGCCGTCAAATGAAATGGTAAAAGGCTTGTATATGTCCAGTCTTCAAATGAGCGAAGTGCCTGAAACGTCGTACTTGGTAAAAAGTTTATCGGATTCAATCACGGTGCCAATGATGGTTGACATCATCGGATTGAAACGGGCCAATGAAATCGCGGAAGAAACAATAATTTTTAAGGATTCATTGCGTGCATTGCCCGAAAGCATAAGGAGACACTTTATCAAGAACACCGAAGCCATGCAATTGGATGACAAGGTTGCCATACTTGGGGAAATTGAACTCATGATGGAAGAGGGCGTATCTGAAGCGGATATTGTGGAATACATAAATGAACTATGAAGTTTATTTGCGAAGCCTTCGTTTGGATTTGGATCTGGATCCTCCCTTCTTTTTTTTGCTATTGGTTACACACACAAATAATAAATTAAGTGCGTTATATTGCGGCATTTTTAGTTGACATTTATGATATAACTACAAACACAATACATTATTGTTAAAGACAAAAATGGGGCAAATGCTGTCTCG